ATAGAAGGATTAGAGCTATATTTTTCATTTTCCGTAATTCTGAAAGTATTAATTTTATATTATTCATTACAAAATTATTTCAATATCACTTTCAGAAATTCCAAACAATTGAGCCATTTGTACTCGAAAACCTAAGTAATAAAGGTATTCAGTCGCTTTCGTATAATTCAAATTACTAGGAACTTCGTTCTTCACTAAATTGTATAAAGCGTTTGTTTCTTCTGTTGTAACTGGATACATATTAGTAACCAAAGATTTACCACTTTCACTTGCATACTCAAACATATAATTTGAATCAAATCCAAATCTTAATTGTTGATTGCAACTTTGTAAATTTCCTGTTACTAATCCTGTTTCTTGACCTGTTATTCCGTTGTTGTAAGTTACAGGTACTAATGTTTTAATTTTCATATTGTTTATTATTTATTATGCGTAAATTACTTCTACTGTTTCAAATGTTGCAACCCATTTAATATTCGTTGCTGCTACGCCTACCGCTTTAATATCTAATCCACCTGTTGCAGTATTAGCTGTTAATGTAGGCGTTCCCCAAGCTGGAGTGTTTTGAACTACATTTACATTTGAAATAAGTAAAGTTGTTGAAGCGGCATTTGCACCTCTTTGAATAATTCCGTCAAAGTCCCAAGCACTTGTATTAGTTGAACCACTTTGTCTAGCTATAATCATTCCTTTAAATCTTATAGAATTATTATTTTGAAGAACTAAAGCTATTGCTGTACCATTATAAGTTATAAAAGAAACAGGAGTTGTTGATGTTGTAAAGGCAGTAGTTATTAAATTAGATTTTTGAGAACCGCCTTGTGCATCTGCGACATTCCTATCTGATAAAACAAATCTACTTGAGTGAGAAAAACTAGCTCCGTACATGCCAAAACAAGCATTAAATTGACCTGAATTATTATGATATTGACCTGCTGAAAAATTATTATTACCACTTATATTTTGATATGACCCACAAGCTAAACTATAAATTCCAGAAATATTGTTACTACCGCCACCTGCAACAACACTATAATTACCTGTTATGCTATTAAAACCGCCACCAAGTATTACAGAATTTGAACTATTATTAGTATTTGAACCACCACCTATAATTGAAGAAGAGTCACCACCTGTAATTAAATTTCCATTACCACTTAATGTTCCGCAATTTGTTGACGTTCCATAAGTTCTGTTAGCATTTCCGCCAAAAACAACAGTTGAATTATCAGTTGGTGCAATATAGTTATTATAGCCACCTAATAAAGCTGAATAATCTCCACCTGCAATATATGCCGCACTTGCTCTAACTCTTTGAAAGTCTACCGCATAAATACCACGTTTGTTTCCACCTGTAATTGTACTATCTGGTATAGCCGTAACAATTGCCCCACTCCCCTTTGGTATAATAGCAAAGTCACCGTTAGTTGTGCCTGTAACCGCTGTTAAACTATCTACAGGTACGGTTGCGTTCGGTGCTGTTGTGTTCTGTGCTTCGGTGAAATATGTCAAGCCACCTGCTAAAGGAGTTGCCCACGTTCCATCACCTCTTAAAAAAGTAGTTGTATTGTTTGGAGTTTTTGGTGCAAAACCATGTTTAGTAGATGATACGTTATTAGTCGTTATATCAGTTGTTGTAATTGTAGCATCTGAGATAGTTTGATCTCCCGTATTAGTTCCGCTTGTATTACCTATAGTTGTTAAATTAGCATCAGTTACATATCTTTTATTTAAACTATCTGAAATATCTGACGTTGTGGCATCTACTCCACTAGTTACAAGACCTTTACTGTCATAAGTAATTTTAGTTTTTGTAGCTCCTGTAATTGCGGTATTTGAATCAACTTTGTTTGTTAAATCAGAAGTTAAAGAAAGTGTACCTGTTGCACTTGGAAATGTATAGGTATAATTAGCTGTATTGGGAAATGTTAAAGCTTGACTAGCTCCAAGTGTTCCGACAATTAATTGATTTTCGTTTGCACCTATTCCTGTGTAACCAATACCTGATGAACTAGTACCATGTTTAATTCTTAACCCTAAATCATGAATACTATTTGAACTAAATGTTTTTTCACCGCCTATTGTTTGGTTTGTTGTTGTTTTAACATAACCACTTAAATCTTGATCACCTGTGTTTGACCCGCTCAATGTACTTATTCCTAACTTAGTTTTAATAGTAGTTACAGTTTCATCTCCCGTATTTGTTCCACTAGTATTACCTAATATAGTGGCCTCTGCGCTTGTAATTAAACGACTACCAGCTACTTTGTCAACCTTTAAAGCTAAAGCATCAAAAACAACATTTTCAGAAGGTGACTTTGTCGTAACTCCATCAGTAATTGTTTGAGAAACTACTGTACCTAACAATTGCGCTCCTGTAACGCTTTTTAAATCGTAATCAGAACCATTGTCAACACCAACTATTAATAGGTCTGTATTACCTAAATTAGAACCTTTTGGAGTTAACTCCGATATTTTTTTAACTATAGCCATTATTTTATAATTTTTATTTCAAGTGAATTATCAGTAAGCAATCCATCCGCAGCTACTCCAGAGCTATTAAAAGCATATATATATATTTCAGTAGTTGAAGCTATTTGATGGTGAAAATATTTAATAGTAGTACCTACACCATTTGTGTTAAATATATATGTTTTATTCGCTGTAAATTCTGCAACTGAATTTGTAATTAAATAGATACCTGTTCCCGTTCTTGTATATGTTAATGTTCCGCTTAATTCAGAATAATTATAATTAACAGTTGGCGCACCTGTACTACTTTGAGTAACACTAGCTAAATAAGTTTTAAAAGGTTTTATTTGTGATCCTGTTACTTTTTTAGTATCATAAGTTGTGCCGTTATAATCTGAAATAACCAATAAATCACTGTCCTCAATTGCGCCACTTTTTGCTGTAAGTTCCGATATTCTTTTTTCTAAAGCCATTATTTATTAACGTATTTATTTAATATTTGTATTTAATCTAAAAACCAACTTGTTAGATCAGTCTTAAATTTTGGTTGAACGTCCTCGTCTATTGAAAGTAAATACTCAGGAAATAAAGGATAATTAAATTGCATATACTTTAAGAACCTTTGAGCGTAATTCTCTGCAATTACTCGTTCCTTTTCAACTAAATAATCTACCTCATTTTTACTTACAACCTCACTATTTTCAGCACTATGTTTATACACACCTTTAGAACTAATTGAATAGGCAATAAATGGGTACATCTCAACCGCTGTAAAGTGAATTAGCATAGGTTTTACATATATCTCAATTAAGTTTATATAATCACTTGTTAACGTGTTATTTTGATATCCTGTAAGTAACTTTGTTAATAGATTACTACCTAAATATTGCTGAATGTAAATGTCCTGCGCTATTTGTATAAAGTGTATCACTTTATCCGGATCGACTGAACCATTTAAAGCGGTAAACTTTACCAAATCTTTGTTTGAAATTAAAAGTACTTTAGCCATTATTGTGCATCTATTGGTAAATTGTCATTATTTGGGTGAAATCCTTTACGTGGTAAGTTATTAGGTTGTACACTAACTTGATATGGATTAGTAACTTTATAACCTCTTTTGCTAGCTGTATCAGTTCCTATTGTTTTTGCATTTGGTGAGTTTACATCTACTCCATTCATTGACATAAATGTTACTCTTTTAAACGAGTGTTTGCATCTTGGACCACCTTTGAATAAAAAAACATTATAAGGTTCGTCGTTATGCCCAAAACCAGGATTAACAATATTAGAGTTAGCTCGTTCTAAGTCTTCTTTACGATAGTATTTTTTAGAACTCATCATAACTCTACAAAAATCTCTTTGAGGTGAACTATTACCTGTATATTGATATCTTACTTTATAATTAACACCTTTAATCGTTTTATCCTGTTCACTCTTTGCGTTTGGTATTGCTTTTATTGAACTAGCTAACTTTTGTAATATATTTTGTTTAGGATTGTTTAAAGCTTCAATTTGAGTATCTAAATCTATTTCATTATCATAGTCAACTTCACGTTCATCTACAATTACCCATTCGTCTCTATTAATATCTTCACCGATTGAATTTAGATAACTTTCTAGTTCGCTTAATTCTTTGCTTAATTCTGTTGGAGGTTGCAATTCGCTACCACCTTGTTCGGCTTGTAAACCAACTAAACCACGTATTTCATTTGCAGTCATACTTTCTAGTACTTTATTAGCAACTAAAGGACTTAAGCTATTAATACCGTCAATTATACGTTTAGAGCCACCGCTAGCAAGTTCACCCGAACTATCTAAAGGTTGTAATGGTAAAAATTCAAGGTTTAAACTAATGTTATTTACCGCTAATATCTTATCAAATGCTTCAATTATAACCTCTTGAAAAGGTCTAATTACCATATTGTCAAATAATATAGCTGAGTTCTTTAATTCGTCTGCATTTGAACTAAATCCGTTTGAAGTTGCTATTCCAAAAAGTAATGGACTTGTAACGTTATGACCTACTAAAATTTTATTTCTACTTTCTTCACTAAGATATTGATATTGATCCGCAGCCTTTTGAAGTTGAATACTATCTATTGTCGTTTTGGCTTCAGGATTATCGTTAAATGAAATAATTACTTTCTTACCCGTTGACCCTGTTAACTTATTTGTAACGTCCTCACTAATTTGTCTCTTTTGTTCTGGAGTAGCTTGTCCGTTATTAAAGTTAATTATACTAGTCGGTGCAAAGGAGTTACTAACCTCATTTATAAGGTATTCCGATACTTTCTCCTCTAAAACGCAATAGTCTAAAGCACCTTGATAGTCAACATAAGAATAGTACTTCATTCCTGCGCTATAAGGTTGTATCATTAAAATTTCAATCTCACTATTAGACGTTCCGAAAGCATCGTATCTAAGTGGTTTATATTCTCTTGTTTTTTGCCAATTATCAGAATAGTAATAACCTAAAATTTCACCTTCTTCATTGCACTTTTCTGAACGAATTAAATTAACAGGCAAATGTAAGAATTTAACAACTTCTCTTTTTTTGTTGTAATGAACTTGTATACTACTTTGACCTAACATTTTAGTATCTGAAATAATACGTTTAATATCATCAGAACTACATAAACTCAAAAAATTAGCATAATCAGTTGGTTTCTTATTTGCATCTAATGCTGTTATTCCACGTCCATAGATTAACTTACAAATGTTATTAATTACTGCGTTATTCGTTGCTGAATTTTGAAACCTATCAATAAGAAATTGATAATAATCATTCTTTGCTCCAAAATCTACCCAACCTTCATTTCTTTGTTCAGTAATTACGGGAGTAGTGTACTGACTTAATTCTATTATTTTATTCATATATTATGAAATCGTTATCCGTTTGTTTTTGATTATATACACCGTCATTAATTGAGTAAGGTAATGATTGATCGGTGCAAAAAGCTTTTCCTAAAAATCTAGTTTGTGTTACACTATCTTTATAAACTCTAATAATATAAAAATGACCTTCAATTAATTCAAATTCTGCTGTAATTGTATGGTAATATCCGCCTTCGTAACTGCTTATAATTGGTATTTCAGTAGTTACATTCGTTTGTTCATCTGTTATTGATAGCTTGTTATATGTCGTTCCTGCTGAATTATTTACTAGTATGTTTACAATCTCATTGCTTTGTTCATCACGTACGGGAAAAACATCATAATCTATGTCCTTATTTCTAGGAATAAAATTAAATGTTTGCTCCGTTGTTTCCGTTGTCAATATAATCATATCTATTTAACGTATTATTTAAAAATTTGTATTCAAAAAAAAAGGCCTACATTTCTGCAAGCCTTTAATTTTATTAGTTAATTACTATCCTACAACTAATGTAGCCGACGTAAATAAAGTTACCATTGCACTTTGAGTCGCTGCATTTAAGAAATTTGCATAACATTCTTCCATAGCTTCAAATGTCAAAGAGTACCCATTAAAATCTCCCATAGCTCCACCACTAGACAAAGATCCTGCTGTTACATCACAACCTTGTCTTAATCCCATTAAGAAAAATTGACCTGCCATAGTTTCTACTACGATGTGAGGTCTTCCGTAACTTAATAATTTCACATTTTTAGAAGTTGCAATATCTTGCTTTTTCAACTTAATATTCAACGTTTGTGTGAAAAAAGTAGTACCTGTATTTCTATCTGAATTAATCGTTTGTTCAAACGTATTTTCCGTAGATTTTAATTCATACTTATATAAAGTATCTACATTTATAACCGCTGTAATTAAGTCGGTATTTGTAACATCATAAGTCACATCACTTTTTTCAATTTGATAGTTAATAAAGTAAATATTTTTTAACCCACTTACTGAGTCTTTACATTGTTCTATTCTTCCTGCTGCTATTGTACAAGCCATATTTTTTTGTATTAAAAAAGGGGTGGCGTTTATTGCACCACCCCTTAGATTATTAATTTAATTTAATCCTACCCTCCGTAAAGAACACCTTTAGTTGCTTGACCTACGTGAGCTGCTAATGTATAGATTGATCTAACAAATTGAACATCTCCATCGTTAGTTAATTTACCAACTTCAAATTTGTTAAGATCATCAACTAAATCAGTACACCACATAATAGCAGCTTTTCTTTGAGCGTATGCCATTAAATTGTTAGGAGTAGGTACGAAAATCAATTCAACACCATTGTAGAAACATTTTGCATCCGCAGCCATTGAATCAAATTCAAAATTGATTTGTTGTGCAGCTCCTACTGAGTTGTTTGCGATACGTGCTAATTGTCTCCAAGCTCTTGGGCAATAGATAGCTGTTGGCGAAACTGTATCAGCTAAATTTTCTGCAGGAATTGCAGCGTAAATAAGTCCAACTTGTGCAGCGATATTAGAACTAGTAACAGTTGTTCCCGTAACTTTAACATAACCACCTAATGCAGAATTGTCATAAAGAACTTTAGAGAATACACCGTCAATTAATCTAGGAGTTAATGCTGCAACCGCTGTTTGTGTAGCTGCTGTCATAGAACCTTGAGGAGCTCCAGGAGTTAAACCTGCGATAGCTGTTTGAGTTGCTGCAGTAATACCACCCCAAAATAAAGATTCAGCATCCTGTGAAATATTAGGCGCATATTGTGCTAATACTGTAGATGCAAATTCTGAACTTTCAATGTTGAACGCTCCTGGATTCATAGAACGA